AAAAGGTTCACTACTAGAATCTCTAATATCTTTTTGGAAACCATATTCACCATTATCTTTTTTATATGATACCTGCCCTAAATCTATTTGTTCATTATCTATTAAGTGAGCTAGTGCATTGGCTGCTTCCATTGAGTTTACACCAAAAGTTTCACCCTTTTCCTGTATTGCATACCTAATAAAGTTGTTAATAGAATCAGCACCCTTTGCAGCACTATAATCAAATTGCATTAAATACTTTTCAAAGACTTCAATGCCTTGTGCTACATCAGAACCAACAAACTTTGGTCTATCTTCCCTTAGTGGAAACTGTTCTATCTTATTACCAAACTTATCTGTGCCACCTAATGGTAGTAATGAGTCAGGTGGGTAGAAATAACCATTTACAAATACCCCTGCTAATTCCCTTTGTTTAGTTTCAGGATTGTATTTCCGGAAAATCTTATCACTGTATGCACCATTGCTATTATAGTTATATATCTTATCTAATGTAAAAGATGTTGGCTCTTGATTAGTAAATTGATCCTGTGAATAATCAGATTGTACAACTGATTCTTGTGCCTCAAAATTAAGTATCTCAAGATCTGTCCAACCTGCTGTTACAACAAAATCTGGCAACTCATAGAAAGCTAAGTTTTCACCACCTTCATCATAGGGATCATACATCCCTGTCTCATAGTTATATCCTGTCATTATGCACTAATTACTTCAAAGTTAATGATGTCAGCTGCAGTGGGTGTATCAACTGCAATCTTAAATACTGTTGTAGATAGATCACCATCAAATACAGGCACTGCTGCCTTGGCAGAAGCAGACCCTATGGTATTACTTCCCCTTGTTACATTAACTATGTAATTAGTATCTGCTAATGCAGAACTTAATGTTACTGTATATGCCCTAATATCCCCTGAGTCATCAGAAGATGTATAAGCTACACTAGTAACTCCAAATAAACCAGCAGTAGTTGCTGCATATGTACCTGCATCAATGGTAAATTTACCTAAAGCCTTTGGTGTGTTAGGTGCTACAACAGATGTTGTACCTGTTACAGTAGTACCTGTTATAGTGCTATCAGATGTTATAGTTCCTACATCTGTAATGTTACCACTACCATCTACATCAAAATTACCACCACCTGTAGATATAGTACCACTTACTATTGCATTACCTGTTACCTCTAATGCCTCTGTAGGTGCTGCCTTATTAATACCTACTCTATTATTAGATGTATCTACTTTTAATACATCTGTATCTACTGCAACATCTCCTGTTATAGTAGCTGTACCAGATGCTACTAAATTAACCCCTGTTATATTACCTGTGGCTGTAAGGTTACCAGATGAATCCCATGCTGGCCCACCTGTTGATAACTTAGTAGGTGATATACCAGCATTAGCTACAGTAATAGTGTTGCTACTAATTTCTACTGTTACACCATCTGCTGCTCCTGTTGCTAGTGTAGCATTGTCTACAAGATTTTGTAAATCTGCAGCTGTAACTTGTTGCCCAGTTGAAAAATTAACTCCTCTGTTTAAATAAGTACCCATTATTCTATTGTATCAGTTGATTTTAATGTGTTTCTAGCAGACATTTTTATTGTTTTTATTATTGGTCTACCTACAAAATTGTCAAATTTTAACTTAGCTGAGTATCCTCTAGGGTTACCAAGTCTACCCCTTATATAAAGATCCTCACCTTCTGGTACATTTAGCTTGTAAAAGTTAGGGAAAAAACTACCTAAATCTACAGTATTATCTATATCTCTTACTATTAGTTTCAAGTCAAAATTAATGCTTTCTATACTACCATTTTCTATTTGTGTCTCAAATGTATTATATTTTTTAATATCAGTAGTTCCAAAGTTATAATCCCTAGTTTCAAATATTCCTTTTGAAAACAATGTTTCAATATTATTTAATGATGTGTTTACTTGATCTAAATTTATACTTGATCCAAAATATTGTATAGCACCATATTTAGTTACAATATATAATTGTTTAAATTCACCTGAACCTGCAACAATCATGTTGTCTATCTCAAAATCAGGACTATCTACAAATATTTCTGTTTCCCATTGTTGATTTAAAATATTGAATACTAGTATTCTATTTATTGTATTTGCAATAGTTGACCCACCACTATAGGTACTTTGTTGTGTAACACTATCAGATGATGGTACTGCTATAAAATATCTATTATCAAAATATACAGCAAAACTATTTTGCCATATATCTTTATTTATCTTATCTATACTATCTGTTATAGGTTGACTAATAGGTACATCTCTTCCTCTAAGGTTATATAAGTCTTGGAAGTCCAATGCATATACACCATTGTCAGATAAAAATACTATTTGATTACCAACTTGCACTACTGAATCTCTAGCTACACAACCAATTTCTGTTGATACAACTGAGGTAGTAGCATCTTTTAATTCACCAGGTACATTTATAACATGTACACTATCTCTCATTAGTGCAACTAACTGTTGATCACTGTAGGGATGTAAGCCAACAAGGTAATCATCTGAACCTATCTCTAATCTAAAGTTACCATCAAACTGGTCATATGTATCTGTATCACCTGTTTTAGATAATATAACCTCATCATGTATATTTAAAAATGTAGGTACTCCGGAAGACACATCCCACTTAAATGGCATAGCTAATCTTCTTTGAAAGTTTACTGCATATGGTGGTGATGGCATTCTTGTATAACCTATGCCACTACTTTGTACCTGCATAAGAGCTACAGTATGAGATGTAGAATCATCTACAGTTGCAAAAAATGTAAATGTATCAACATCAGGTACAGTAGCTATAGTGTATGCTGTTTCATTAACTAAAGTACCTGAACCTTTATCAATACATATTACTATATCACCTACCTTCAATCCATGTGCTGTTTCAGAAATAGTTGCCACACCATTTGTAACTACTGTATTATTATTTGAGTCATATAATACTAGTGATGGATATGCACCAATAGGCACTTGTGTAAACCCAGACTTTGCTGTACCATCTCCTGTACCTACACCTGTTGCTGTAAACACTGTACCAACATCATTGTTTGCTGCACCTATTGTTGTAAAATCTGTAGTGCCTGCTGTTACAATAGTGTATGTTTTTCCTACTACAAAACTTCCTGCAGTAATTGCAGTCAATATACCATCCCATTCTATAGATCTTACACCATCTTGAAATATAAATACTTTATCAAATGATTGTAGTGCTGTACCTTTTTTACTTACTGAATATGATGGTGGATAATCTACATCATCACTACTACCATCTCTAACATTTACAATTACAGCTTTTACATTAGTAGCCAACACAATTAAGTCTGTGTTAGTTTCATCAGAAAAATTTACTACTTCCTGTATATTTGTCTTAGGATCAGAGAATGAACAACTAGCATATATAAAATTAACAGCAGTATCATCTAAGGTAAATGGTAATACAGCACTAGAAGTATTTAATAAAATTGCTGAACCACTAGTAGCTAATGGTGTAGACTTAATAGAAAGACCCTTTCTTATTGACCATTGACCTTGTTTGTCAATCTGTCCATTAACACTAGTTTGCAACAAACCAGCTTCTAATAAATCTGGTCTATTTCTGTTATTATAGCCAAAAAAACCTAAGTCCTGTTGTTCTACAGGCTGATCATCTAATTCTCCATACTGTTGATACCTTGGCATACATTATGGTTTTCTAAATAATCCATTTACTGGAGTAATTCTTCTCCTAGGTGTAGGTTTTGTAATTGTATTAATAAATTGATTAGGTGTAAATTTATTTTTTAAAGAATTGTATGCATTCATAAAATCTCCTTGGTTTTGTATAGCTCCAGACACTGGTGATCCTATTTTAATAGGTGTTGTTGGCATAGGAGGAGGAAGCATAGGAGGAGGAGAAGGCTTAAAACCATATCTACCACCACTTGATTTCTGTATCTGTTGCTGCAATGTAGCCACTCTATTAGCATAATCTGCTAATTTATTTAATCCATATTTATCACTTGGATTAGCTTTAGCATATTGTGCTACTTCCCTATAATCTGTAGTTAGGTTTGAAAGTTGTTCTTGTAGTGTTGGGTTATACATACCACCTGGCCCTCTACCCCTTATAGAATCCCTACCTTTAAGTGTACCCGGCCTTCTGGGTGATTCTAGAAACTCCTGTGGTACATCAGGAAAATCTCCACCACTACTCTTAGGTGCTTGTCTAGCTCTAGAAGGTGTGCTAGGTTTCTTAGCCTTACTCACAGGTGTAACCCTTCTTCTAGGTGCTTTCTTAGCAGCAGGTTTCTTAGTCCTACTCTTAGGAATAACTCTTCTTCTTTTGGGTGTAGCCATGATTATTTCTTTTTCTTTTTGTAATTGACCTTAGTACCTTTTTTCTTGGCTGCAGATTTTGCCATAGCCATTCCTTTAGCTGTATATGGGTAATGTTTTTTTCCTACTTTTGGCATAATATTATTTTACTTGTGATGATCCAAAGTAGAATCCTACTATGGCTAATAGTGTTTGTCTTATCTCAGGTAAGATTACAAAACCACTTAAGGTCTTCCAATTTACCCAGTTAATTATACCAAACAAACTTTTTTCAGTCCCTACAGTTATTCCCTCAGGACTATGTGCTAGTATAAAAGGTGCTATAACTACAGCAAACAGACATACCCCTACAATAGCTCTCCTTGTCCACACACCACCATTTCTTGCTGCTGCCCTATCATGACTATCATCTGCCACTTGCTGCCTCTTCAAGAGCATCTTAGTGGTTTGTGTCTGTGCATCTACTAAAGATGATATAAGTTTAAAGATAAATCCTGCAGATCCACCCATTGTTAAAGCTGTTAATTCTTCTGTCATTTCTTTTTCTTTTTAGGAAATCCAGCTTTCATATTTGCATATGCCTTAGGTGTAATAGTAGATTTCTTTTTAGATCTACTAGTTCCTGCTTTTTTTCTTTTGTTTATGTTTTTATATAGACTCATTATCCACATCTCCACTTTCTAAGAGCTAAAGCTTTTCTTGTAGGTTTACCCTTATTGTCTTTCATAGGGCCAGAAACACCTTTCATTCTAGCACAAAAAGATTTCTTCCTTTTAGCTTGTTTACCCTTTGGGTTCTTTTCTGTTACAGGAGGCTTAAGGTTTGCCCCTGTCTTTCTTTTAAAATGTGCTCTACCTTTTGCAGTAAGACCACCTGTTTTACTTTTGTGTTCCTTTCTCATTTCTTCAATAAATTAATTACTGATAAAGTAGCATGTATTATTGTAGCTACAGATGCTATAGATGCTAGGATAAGACTAATATCCATTAGCCCCCATGATGCTATAACACCAAAGAATGATACTGTGAGTTTATTTACTAGGTCTTCCATCATGAGTATAATACAAAAGGGTTATAAAAAAGTCCTGCACCACTTGGTGTAGGTGCAGATACTGGTGTTAAATAATCTTGGTTTTCTCCAAAGAACATTTCAAATGTAAGTCTTCTATTTGTTCCTGCTTGAAGAGTAACTGTTTTC